GCCCCGGCGTCGTTACCGCCGTGCCGAGGGCGCCGTAGATTGTGGGTGCGAAGATCAGGGCCGGACTCCCCGTCTGGAATTGCAGGTCGCCGCCCGGAGGCCCGATGCCATACCAGTTCTCGTAACTGGTCGTGACTAACGTGGAGCCGAGCGAGAGATAGCCCTGCAATTCAAACCTGAAGGGCCCTCCGTACGGGAAGGTCAGGGCGCTGGGATTGGCCCAATAGCATCCCGGCGTATGGTTTCCGCACTCCAGGCGAATGGTTTGCGTGTTGCCCGAGGCCCACGGATAAATGCTGTTGATGCAATCTTGAATGTAGGGCCCGATGTCCTGCGAACCAAGTTGCGCCCCAAACGCGCGGATGTCGCAAACCGGCGACGTGGCCGTGATCGACGCCTGGAACTCTGCATTGCCCGCGGGCGTAATCCCCCACGTTTGTCCGCTACCAGGGTTGCCCGCAAGACCACCTGTGCCGGGAGAGGTCACGCCGGGGTAGCTGGTGCCGCCGCAGCTTCCCGGAGTCCACTTGCTGGTGCTGCTGTTCCACACAGGGCAGTTACCGTTCGCTATGCCGGTATTCGTCCAGTCGGCAAGGTTCGCGGTGCCGAAGGCGGAGCCGGAAACTTGATACCCGCTGAAATTTGCATTCTCTCCTGCGCAGGCGAATGTGGTTCCATTGTCTATCGCGCAGGAGTTGCCGAGCGTGCCCGGAGCCGTGGCGTTCGTTACCTTGGGGACGTAGTTAAGCGTTGGCGAAGTATAGGTTACGCCTGACGAGGTACTAGTTGCCCATCCGGTAAGAGTGCACACGTACTGCGCGCTATGAGTAGTGTCGGTGTAAGGACGGCCCAGCGGATAGAAGTCCAATGTTACACCGGTGCTTCCAGCCGTGGCGTTTGCACTAAGCGTTACCCGCAATCCAGACACGTTGACACCAGCTACAGTAGTTAAAGCTGGCACTCCAATCCCAGTCACCAATTGTCCTGTAAGCAAGCCGGTAATGCTAGCTACTGAAACTGTTGGACTGCCTAATACAGTGGTACCCGTCGTAACGTAGGGGCAAGTCGAACTAGAAGGTACACCAGCACCGGTAGCTTGGTACCAATTAATCTGAGTAACCGGGTTAACTTGTGATGTTTGGCCGCGAACCAAAGCCGCAACCAGTGTCAATATGAAAGCACTAAACAGAGTAGAAGTATGCCGCATAGACATTATCTCCAGAGCTTGTTGGCGTAGTCACTGTAACCAGGTTGCTAGTAACCGTGTAATCCACGTTATATCGCTGCAACAAACCATTGACCGTAAACTGCAGCATCTGCGCTGGTGTCGGTGCATGGCTCAATGTGTAAACCGTACCAGGCACCGCACCAGTCGGCGTCTCAGCAGTGAATGGCGGCAGTACGAAGTTACCAGCATTGCCAGCCGTCAACACAGTTACATTTAATGCCGGCACTACAATCGTGCCGCCGAAAATGAGGTCCAACAAATTCCAGTTGTAGTCCGTCGGCACTTGCCAATTGGCCTGGTTAAAGTACGCTACCTGCAAACCAATATTAGGTGTCGTTGTCTCGCTAGGCATGCTCAGTACCCCACCGCGCGCCATGCTGGGGTAGTCATACCATTAATGGACCCCGAACTAGACACGCCAAATTCAAATCCGTTTATAGTTACTGAACCCTGTTCTTGTTGCGCGATAGAGCTATTCTGACCACTAAGCCATATAGCAGATAATGTAACAGCAATGGTCACAGCAGAACTAAATGCAATCGGGAATGTTATTAGAACGTTGCGTGTACCTGGTCCAGTAGATGGGCCAATTCCCCATTGCTCGATCTTACCGTTAGGGTCTTTCTGCCAGTAACCATTGGCGTTAGAGCCAGAGGTATAACCAGGTGCAGTAGTTGGTACGTAGCTAGTGCCATTACCAGTCAGTACTTGCCCACTAGGAGCAGCACCAGCCACAGTCAATGTAGCAGCGTTTACAGCCAAGCCGGTCATACCATTAACAGACACCGCCGGTCCTATAGCATTCAAATTAAGCGATGCATCTACCTTAAACAATTGCGCGCTTAACACGCCTGGTGTCTGGTCTGGTTGTGCGCCGCCGTTAACATTACCAGGAAATGTAATCGAACGACCGCCGGTGCCATCTTGCACCCATAGCAAACCAATCACTTGACCAGCTACTTGGCCTGAGATAGTAAAGCTGGTGGCTCCTGACAACGTAACCTGAAAACCGGAATACTCAGCGGCATTGAGCACCAGCGAAGCAGACCACGGTAATGACTGCAAACTGCCTGGAATGTCCGCCGTCGTTAGTATGTTTGCAAGTACGGCGGTTAACGTAGCCAGGTTCGTGTCCAACACAGTAAAGCCCTTGTTAGCCATCATCTGCATGAGGGCGTAATTACCGCCGGCCGCCTGATACAAGGTCTTGTTAGCGGAAGGGCTAGGCCACTCAGCGTCTACACCGGCACCACCGGTACGTGTAGCATCAGTCAGATATGCCGAGTCTGTTAGTTGGTTAGCCTGTGTTGGGTTGAACGGAAGGAAGTTAGTGCTACCCATTTAAATTGCCCACTTTCCTACATCGAATCCGGCGATGTACGCATTGTTGAGATCGAAACCGAAAGCTGGCAGCTCTGGGAAGGCATAGGTATATTCCACGCCCTCCGGCCGTGGCACGATATAGCCATTGGTAATGAGGTCCTGTACTATCGACGTGAAGCTTCCGCTCAGAAGGATCGTAGCTGTCATGTTCTGATTGTCCGCGATGATGATGCCACCAGCAGGAAATAGGTACTTCCAAATGAAATAGAGACTTGTGATTGTACCGTCCCATTGATTCTGCGCGATCTTGGCCTTGATATAGATACGATAAGTAGTATCATCCAGTATCGAACTGACACCGCCTGACGGCTTAAATCCTACCGTACGAGAAGCTCCGGCAACGGCGCCTAGCTCGTCTAGTTGAGGCCCGATGGCTGAGTCAAGATCGAAAGCCGTGTCGAAGTTTACCAAGCACTGTGAGACATCGTCAAACTTCTTCAGCAGTACGTAAAGCAAGGCATTAAGCTTTGGACTACTTGGCGGTTGATACTGGCTTGTCAATAACGCCGTGTAATAACCGATCGGCAGTGTTTCTATCGGCTCGTTGCCATAGCCACTTTGGCCGTAGCCGCTTGTTCCATATCCTGGGTTCGGCATCGCTACACCGCCGCCACTACGACATTATATGTAAGGCCTTGTGCGGCCTCGTAAAACAAAAGGCTGAGATCACTTGTTCCAGCTGGTTGTACTGCTGTAATGTTGACGTGCGCGTTGGAGCCAGTGCCGCCCGTAGTAGCCACGGCGCTCGCGACTGCGTATCCGGTACCTGGCGTCGTGACCTGCGGATTGATACCGGTAATTCCGCCGCCGCCGTTCACGCTGGTAACCGTCACGGTACCACCTGCGCCGCCCGCCACAGTCAGCACGTCATTTACCAGGTACCCAGTTCCTATCGTGGAACCGGGCACAACGGTGAACAAACCGCCTGGCGTCGTGCTGCCTAAGGTTACTGCCTTGATGCTGAACTCCGGTTGGCTGTCATTAGGCATCACGCTGCCGGCCGCGATGTAGAGAGAGGAGTAAACTACCTCCTCGCCTATCGCAAGCGAGTTAAGGTACGCCACCAACGCCATTTGCACCGCGGTTACGGTGGCTGGGCTGAAGCCGGTCAAGCCGTGCAAATACATACCGATGAAAGGCTGCACATACATTGGACGATAAAAGCTGATCGTCTCTTGGTATCCTGTGTTAGGGTCAGTCACCAGTGAAGACGTGGTGCCATTGGTGAGGCAGCCGATGGTCTTTTTAAGGTAGATACTCAGGGCTATGGCCGCATCAGTTCCACCCTCGGCAACGATAGTAATGCTATGTGCCGGGTTGCCCCAGCTGTCTGTCGCGTCCGTAGGATTCTCGATGGAACTGCCAGGACCACCAGGCGTAGGATAACCCGGCGCTACGCGCGTTACATCGGGTGTGGCTAATACTGCCGCTACCGTAGCTGCGATCGGTGTAAGCGCTGGTAGCGCCACACTGATTGCTTGACGCGCACGAAGAGCGCTGTCCGGTTCTACTGGGTCACCAGCCACTGCCGCCGAGGCGTTAGTGACGCTAGACCAGGTGCCAGATGGGCC